TCCACCGCGCCCAAGCGTCGTCCTTGGTCATATCATCCTCCAGATGTAAACCTACGCCAGTCGATAATATTCTTGATGACCGTATGTTTCCATTTGAGCGTACCCATGATCTCTTCAAGCGTGGATACCAGGGTCTTGAGATAGACGATACGTTCTTCCTGCTTTTGGAGCTCGGGATCAGCGTTGAAGAAATACTCCATGTCGTTGCGGAGGATCTTAAGCCCATTGAAGGGATCGTAGGGCCAGCCGCGTGTATCCATCTCGGCCTTGTCCATCTTGCCGTTGAAGTACATCCATTTGTCGCGAAGGAGCACCTGCTGTTCCATCTCCTTGCGCTTAAGCTGCAGCTTGGTTATGCTCAGTACCTCCAGGTATTTGCCGTGAAGCTTGGCCTGATCGCGTGATGCATCGTCGAGCGCCATCTCGTCGATGGCGCTGTCCTTCTTCCACATTTCTAGTATTGATTCAAGAGTTAGACTCATGACATAATCATATCACAAAGGGATCAAACTGTACATCAATTAATTTACGAATTCAAAGTATGTGTACTGAAGGCTTGCATCGGCGGTGACGTATTCAACATCGGTGTTCTGCGTATGCAGGTCCACCGCACCCAGCGAGACGGGAAACGCATCAACATACCGAATCTTCTTGGTGATGTTGTTGGAGCTGTCCAATACGCTCAAGACGATATCGGCCTTGAGAAATTGTCCGACACTGTCGTGGTTTGACGTCATCCAGTTGAAGATCTCGATGTAGTTCTCCATGTACTCGGAGATCATGAACTGAATATCCAGAGTACCGTACTCGATGCGGTCGCCGGCGACGTGCGCGGTGAACCCACGAAACGGAAGAGGTGCGCCGGCCATGGATATGGCAGGATGGGAGAGTCTCGTGCAAAAGTACTCTACGTTTGAGAACTGACTCGATGCAATATTGATCTTAAACCCGTTAGGCGAAAGGTAGTTCTTGTTGGTTGTTAGCGTGTTCATTCTGCTATATTTATACACTAAAAAGGGAGCCCCTTTCGGAGCTCCCTCTCTAATACCTTGATCCTACTAACTTTTAGTTAGAGGGATGCGGTTGGCTGAGAACGCCCTTTACCGCGAAGATGCGGAAGTACTTGTTGGAGCGATCGGTACCAACGTCATTCACCGGGTTAGCCTCGGCGAACGGATTGGCAACCAGTCCGTAGCGGGTTTTGAACCCGATGCGGGGCTGGAAGTCAGACTGACCAACGGCGCGCACCATCGTGAGCGGAACGTACGGGCAGTAGAACATACCAGCGTCATAAGGATTCGAGCCACGGTATCCAACTGTGACGTAGTCGTCAGTTGCATACGGGTCGATGTACACCTTGATCCGGCCATTGAGAACACCAGCGAAGGTGTTACCTGTGTCATCGACCTGGAGGTCGGTGCTCAGAGCGGGAGCGTAGTCGAGGGTACCTGAAGCGGCGAGGGCTGTTGCGACATCTGAACTGCAGATGACGAAGTTACCCTTACCACGACGGGTTGACTTGGCGATGTTGTTGGCTTCGCGGTCGATCTGGACCAGGAGGCCGCGATACTTCTCAACGCTCCAACGACCATCAGCGTCGCTGTAAAGGTTGAACGTGCCGGGGACAGCGATGCCAGTTTGCTGGGCACCGAGGATCGCCTTGACGTTGATCGTACGGACGATTTCGCGGTTAAGTTCCGCGAGGATTTCCGCCGACAGGATGTTGGCCAGCTCGGACTCTGCATCAAGGCCGTGAACGGCTTTGAGGTCCTGCGCCAATTCCATCGTGTACTCAGCCTTGAGGGCGCGTGTCTTTGCAGTCACGGTTGCCTTCTCGATGCTGAACGCCATCGCGCCAAAGCTGCCGGCGCCGGATGAACCGGTACCAAGAGCTTCGCCCGCCGATGTAGCAAGACCACGACCCACGTCGAAGGAATCCTGCACGCCATCGGAGTCAGCGCCAGAGCCACCGGTTACGTCGGGAAGCGACGAAGAACGGCCGGCCTGTGTGCGTGTGCCAGAGAAGCCTGAAGCAGCCTCATTGAAGAGAGCTTCTGTGCCACCCTGTGTGGTGTACTTGCTCTTCATTGCGAAGATCAAGCCAGTCGGACCTGACATGGGCTGAACGCCGCAGATGTCATAAGCAATGAGGTTCGGCATCGAACGGCGAACGAGGCTGATCAGGATCGGATCCCAATTGGCCATGTTGCCTGTGCCACCGGTGGTGGCGTTCGCGGCAGTCTCATTGATGGACTGGAATTGTGACTGGGAACGCTCTTCGCGGAGAGCCTTCTCTTGGTTTTCGAGGATCACAGCCGTAATTGATTTACGGTAAGCGTCCTTAATCTTGGGCAGATCCTTGTGTTCAAGGATCGGGGCCCACTTTTTTTGGAGTTGTTCTGAATTGAACATTGTAGTGGTTTTTTAATTATGACTGACTTTGTTTGATCAGTCTAGATAATGCAGATGAATAGTTTTCCATTATTGGAGTGAGTTCGACTTCGTGGCCATTCTCATCAATAGCGGTCTCTACTTCGTTTACTTGGGATGCGATAACATTCTTGCGGAGGAATGATTCCTTGATGTTTACGACCTTCTTAGCGAAGGACGCGGCATCTTCGAAATCAACTGATTCCACAAGGGAATTGAGTTTAACTGCCTCTGTTGAGGCGAGGTCTGATGCGGCTTCTTTGATGATCTGTTTGCGGGTTAGCGCATTCACATTCTCATTGAGCTTCATGTTCGACTCAGTGGTTTTGAGAAGCTGTTCCTCGAGCTTGGCGACTTCCTTGTTGAGTGAATCAACCAGGTTCTCCTTACCCTCGGGGACTTCGATGTAGGACTCCCTGAACAACCCTTGCAGGCTCTTCATGAAGTTCTCAGCGATCTCTGTGCGAAGGCCAGACTCGATGGCGACCTTGTTCTCTTCCATCCACGTGGATGCCACGTAGCTGAGGTAGCTGTCGACTTTTTCAGCAAGCCCAGCGGTTGCTTTCGCAACCTCTTCGGTCAGCTGTGTCTGATATGCTTCCTCGAGGCGGAGGACTTCGGTTTTCACCTTGTCGTTGACGGTTGTCTCGAACAGTTGGGAAGCCTTGGCGCGGAAGTCTTCGGTCAGAGTCTTTTCAGCTTTCATCAGGACATCAAGGTTTTCCTTGACGTTCTTCTTGGACTCTTCTTCGTCGTCTTCTTCGTCTTCGTCTTCTTTCTTCGATTCTGAATCCTTTTCAGAGTCGTCCATTTTATCGGACTTCTCATCTTCGGACTCTTCGTCATCCTTCTTCTCTTCCTCGGACTCTTCGGACTCATCGACTTTCTTTTTGTCGGTCTCTGTGTCCTTATCATCCTTGGATGCTTCTTCTCCGTCCTTCTCCGCTTTCGCGTCGTCGGTCGGTTTTTCCTCTGAATCTTCTCCCGGCTTGGGTTCCTCAGCCGTCGGCACCTCGGTAGGTGTCTTGAGCGTCTGATAAACGTTGGCCAGGTCTTCGGTCTTCATCGATGACAGATGTTGATACATTGCACTGATGAGTCCCGCCTTGGTCTTTGGTGCTTCGGCTTCCGGGGCGGCAGCGATAGCTGCGTTCACGGAGTCCTGAGCCTTCTGTACCTCGGGGTTGAGCGCTGGTGCTTCAGGACTACCCTGAGTATGCGGCGCCATCGCCACAGGAGCAGCAGCAATGGCTGCCTTCACTGTATCGACACCGGGGGCGTCAATAGTGGATGCAGTCTTTGCGTCAACATCAGCTTTCTTCTTAGGTTCCTCGCTAGAAACTTCAACATCTTCAACGAGTCCATCAGAACGCAGTTCCTCAACAGTTATGTCCTCAATGAGATCGTTATGATTCTGTTTGATTTTATTTGACATTTCGGTTGTATCCCTACTATAATTCTATAGTTGGTTAAAGTTTTGAGAGGAAATCTTTGAATACTCGCAGCTGAGCCTCGGTGAGGTTCCGCTTTGATGCACGCTTGATTTCAGTCTCGTACTCTTCAATTTGCTCGGGCACCAGCACGCCATTATTCCAAACCCATTCTACTCCCTCCATGATACCATTAACGAATGCTTCGGGAGCGGACGGATCTTGAACAATGTCGATAGTTGAAAGGATGAAGTCTGGCTTCACCACGTTCATCTCGCCACTACGTTCGAGCGATCCCATACCACGACTAGAGACACCGAGCTGAACGCCACCTTCGACCAGACCTTTTACGATCTGACCCATGGGGGTATTCAACACGAGCGCCTTTCCAACAACGTTATCACCGTTCCATGACAGTTCGGTGATGCGATGCGAAACTTTGTCCAGGTTGACGGTGGGCCCATCCGGGTGATTCAACTCACCCACGGCGCGACCGGTTGCAACCTGTTCTTTGATGTACTTGGCCACAGCGGGTACAAGCACGTGCTTCGGGTAGATACGCCCGTTGCGATTAACTTTCTCTGCCTGCATGAAGGTACCTTCCAGGAAGGTCTTCTTCTCGGCACCAACTCCTTCTGTGAGGACGTTGATCTTGCTCTGCAGTGTTTCTGTGATTAGCTTCATTAGACTTGAGATTGGTGATAATTGTGCATCGCGCGATGGTGGCTGGCCAGCAAAGTCATATTACTTTGAAGTTGGCTTGTTGTAGATCTGAGCCGCGAGCGCTGCTTTACGCTCGTCGAGAGCGGCGTTGATCTTTTCTGCCATGGCGCCCGAGAAAGATTCTTGCGCCGTGGA